GTTCGTCAGTAGTGTAACGTTCTAGAATACATTTAACCTTAACACACTCGATGTGGAATGAAGCGAATGAATTTTCGCTTTTTTCCCAGCACTCGTATAATCTGTGTGAGATAATTCTTTGATTAGCTTTGTCAAGTTGTTCTTGAGTAGCTACTTGAAAGGTTTGGTTTTCAAAAATATTCATAATGTCTCCTAATTAATTAATCTATAAGTATATTCTATCAAAGTTTTAAGAAAATGTACATACTTGGTTCACAAAAAGTTTCCTTTAGAATCAACCACTTAGAGACAATATACCTAAGTGGTTGATTCCAAACACTTTTATTTAGGGTATGGCAATCTAGCACCACATCCGATAGCTCCACATTCATCCCAGGACCTTTCATCATAGTCAGGGAGGTCTTTATGAATGTATCCTGATTCGACAATTATGTCTCTGATGTGTTTAATATCGGATGTGAGATCAAACATTGATTTGTCTTTTACTTTCCATGTGTCATGGTAATCGCTGATAGCTCTTTCAACAACCTTCTCATCGACATGCTCGATTGGGTAACACTGAGCATCTTTACCGAAGTGCAGTAAGAATTCTTTGATAAATTCTTCACGTGTTACCATTACTGGCCTGACCCAACGAGCTTGAAGGTTTTCCATTCTTTCCTCGTATAGTGCTTTTGATAAACTCATTATTGTATCTCCTCAGTTTGAGTAAAGTTAAAAACGGTGAAATATCTAGGTCTCTTTTTTGTTTCGACCTCACCAGTCTCTTTGTTCTTCTTAGTAGTTTTGATCACTCTAACAAGTTGAATACCTTTAGAACCTTTTTTAACTACTCGACCAACTTTTTGAGCTTGTAGCCAAGTCATAAAGTTTGGGTTATCATATCCACTTGAGATAAGTGTATCAAAATTATTACCTGTGTAATATTCTTTAGTAACGTAGTTTTTCATATTGTCTCCCTAATTAATTAATCTATAAGTATTATTATACCAAGATTTGAGAAAAAGTACATAGTCCGGAGCAAAAGATATTCCTTTGGAATCAACCACTTAGAAAAAAACGTATTTAAATCAGCTACTTAGGAACGTAAAAAAAGAGTCTTTAGAATCAATAACTTAAAAATTCTGATGGAGAATGCGTTGCTTTTTCCGTCCTTTTTAGTCCACAATGTTGTTTTAATGATTTGATTGGTATTGGTACTAATGCTACTCTTTCACAATACTCATTTTTGATAAGATAGATGCACGCTGCGCAGTACTGCTTGGACGGTTTGGGTTTCATAGTTTTATTTTCCTCCTATTGTCTCGAGATTGATGAAGTGTACCCTGATATGTAACCTTCTGCCCAAACTCGAAGATGCTCTTCTTTAGGAGGATGATTAGGATCCGGATTAAAACCAGTATAATAAGTAAGTATATCATCATTTTTATAAACATCCCAATTCGAGTGATCCCAATTCCATTTTATTGAATATTTGTTACCTCTAATATTCGTTTCAACAATTATTTCTTTCATGACTACCTCCTCATACTTGATATATCTTTAGCCTCAGCATCATCGAAAATAGGAACTGCATTGGATTTATGCATTGTTCCAATTCCAATAATTTTACTACCAGTGTACGATTTTTTTTGTGCTGCTTTAGTACAAGGAGCCCATGTAGGTTTCAATGAAGGGATATCATCATGTGATCTTACATATCGGGTGGGTGTCCTTGGTACATTTATTGTTAATTTATGAGTTGGTTTGTCATCAATATAACTGTATTTATCTAAAAGTTTTTTCCAACTTTCTTCATTTTTTTTAGCTTGTTTTGCAGATGCAGCATTACGATACTGAGGCTTTTTCCTTTTTTTCGTACTTGTAGTTGTAAAATACGCAGGCATCATTCCCATAATATCTCCTTCATTATCAGATAGTTACTATTCTACCATAATATTGTGGGAATGTACACTGTTTTTTGAAAAAATAATCCTTTAGAATGAAGGACTTGTAACCTTTTTAAAGTGTTTTAATACTTCTAGAACTTTATTTAGATATGGCCCACGGCTCTGTACATGTACGCAGGGACTCTCAAAATCTACACCAATAATAACTACTAACTGCTTACAAGCAATACCAGTCATCTCTTCAAACATTAATGAATACATAGAAGCTTGTACAAAATATGATTCAATGTCTTCTAGTTCTTTTTTCCTCTTAGATGTTTTAAAGTCTATGATTGAATCGACACCATCAAATTGACCAATACAATCAACTCTTCCTGCAGTTTTCATATTATAACTGTATAATGGTTCTTCAATTGAATAGATGTTGTCAATGCGATTAATTGCCTGTATCATTGTTCTAAACATCTCAAGATTGATTGGCATCTTTGTTGTAGGTTCTTCATTGCGAAGATATTTCTCACAAAGAGAATGGATTGCAGTTCCACGATTAGAAGCTGTACGTGATATTCTGTTTGCTACTTCTTCACCAACTTTCTTTCTCCAAGCATGTACCCATCCACCATAGTATTTACCAATAACGCTTGTTACAGATGGAAAAGCGCTACCATCTGGTGTGATATAGTAGCGCATTCCATTTTCGTTTTTAGTTTGTAGTTCTTTTAAATTTACGAATTTATGATTAAATGTTTTAGTTGTATCCATGTTTTAATTTTGATAATATATAATCCTTTACAAATTTACTTCTCACGATGTCATCCTTATCAAATTCAACAAGATCAAAATTATCAATTTCTTGACATATCTTTATAAAGTCAAGAATACCGGTTGTATCTGATTGTTTCTTTATAAGATCTGTTTGTCTAAAATCGCCACATGCGATAAATTGACAATTTTCTCCGATTCTTGTTATGATACTATCAAGCTCATGAAAGTTCATATTTTGAGCTTCATCGACGATAATGATTGAATTATTTAGAGTTATTCCTCTAATAAACGACGTCGTTATAAAATTAATCATTCCCTTTTCTTTCATTTCATCATAGAAATCTTCTCTACCTGAAAGTTCTGCTGCAATTGATCTAAACGGTGCTTCAAAGACTTCAGTCTTTTTTTGTTCAGATCCTGGTAGAAATCCAATTTCTCTTGTTGGTACAACACTTCGTACTAACGTTATCTTTTGATATTCACTTGCTAATATTTTTTCTAACGCTAGATAAAAAGACAAGAATGTTTTTCCTGTGCCCGCTACGCCATGTAAAATGACATTATAGTTTGATTGAATTAAATTCCATGCAATCTTTTGGTTTGACGTTTTTGGAAAAACCTTTTTCAAAGAAACCGTTTCATTAATATTAATAACGTTATTTAGACCTGTACCTTCAAGTCTTCTTAATAGTCTCTTTTGTCTTTTTGATAAATTATTATAGTTTATGTTCTCTAGAACTGAAAGATTACTCATGCTGTTCATTTCCTCTTGTTGTTATTGAAAAAACATGATATATTAGAATGTATTAACTTTACTCCTCCTTCCTGTATTCTTTTTAATTGTTTTAAGAAGATCACGAAAACCCTCAGCAGGTTTCCTGACACCAAGACGCACCGGATCAATAGGTTTAGGTATATCACACAGATGTCTTTCCAGATCAGGATTGTCTTTCATATACTGATCCTTTTCAGACATTTTCATAAATTTTTCGGTGATTTCTCCAGTACGGATATTTTTAAAAGTGTAGGTTGGCATTATAAGTTCCATTATTATAATTTATATTTTTTTCTTTTCTATCTCTACGATGTTTAATATCATGTTCAAGATGTCTTCTTAGTTTATTAGATATTCTATCTTTACCTCTAGATTCAATATCTTTTCTCGTTTTGCTCATGTTACTCCTCCTTGATTAGTCCCGGATATGCTTCCATGATTAGTTTTTTGGTTATACCTTTATAAGGCATTTTTTTATCTTTTACAGCGACTAAAAGTTTTGCATCGTCTGCATACAATCCTTCTAGTGTTTGTATAAACAAAGATTCCCTTTTTAGAGCAGGTAACTTTTCATAATTTGGTTCAACACCTTTTACAAATAAACGATGTATCTTTTTTGCTTCAGCATAAAGTCGACCATACTCATCAAATTCTGAAGGCTTATAAGGTGGTGCACCTTCAGGTAATTCAAACTTCCACTGTGGATCAAATGCATATGCTAATATTTGACCTATAGTAGGATTCCAGTTTGATTTCAAAAATTCAATTTTTTCAGATCTCTTTGATAACTTACTACACTCTTGTAATATTTCTGACACGGCTTTTTTCATAATTAAAACTCGTTAATATGTTCCATCAAGTTTTTTAATTTATGCTCGATGAAATAGTTAAATAAATGATTCCTACCTTTTCCTTTTTGAGAATTATATTCATCCATAATATTATTTCTCACCCAGTCTGGAATCTCCATTAAGTCTATGAGCTGTTTATTTCTCATATAATTACGCAACATTGTTTCATTAGTACAAAATTCTTTTGGATCATCAAATCCAATCCATGCCTCTAACTTTTTCTTTGTTAATGGTTTTTGTCTTTGACCAATTACAAAACAATTATCATCAGAAAGAAAGTTTGGTACACCATCACCACTATCTCCTCTCATGATATGTTGTTTTGAATATAATTCAGGATTTTTATCTTTAATGAATTTTTTTCTTACAGGATCATATTGTTCCACATTAGAAAACTTTTGAAGCTGAATAAAGTCTTTATCACCTGATAATATTAAGATAGGATCTTGTGCATGAACTACATTTTGAGTACCATGTTTTTGTACCAATATTGAAATAACATCATCAGCTTCTGCACCTTCAACTTGAATAACTCGATATGGAAAGAATTCTTTTAATTCATTACGAATATTATTCATAGCCTCAAATAAAGAAGTCCAATCTAAATCAGATTTTTCTCTATTCTTTTTTCTATTTGCTTTGTAATAGGGAAAGATATCTCTTCTCCAGTATTTTCTATGATCAGCTGCAATAATCATCTCACCATAGCCAGAGAATTTTTGTTTATATGAACGAAGTGAATTAAGAACCATATGTCTTATAAAGTTCACCTCCATCTTTACGTTTGTATACGAACCTATTTGCACCATGATATTTGCTATCATGACTTGATTCAAATCTACAATAATCATTTTATCACCTTTAATAATATAGTATCAGTATTTATGCGACCATTGACTTTAGATTCTTTAGTTGTTAAATCTTTAAAGAATTTTTTCATCTTAGCTTTAGTGCATCTTAAAAGTTCAGGTATTTGAACTTCAGGTTTTCTTA